AGGCCACCTACTCCCGTATCCGGGATGTTGTATCGAAGATCGAAGAACGACTTAGCAACCCGGATGCGATCTTCAAGGACAGCTTGATACACAACGCTATCGAGCTGTGTCAGATTCTCGACGCGTTGAACATCACCGACGACCCGGTCATCACCCGCGTTACACAGGACATGCGCGATCACTTGTTGATGCCGCCGAGCACACTGCGCACACGCCCAGATGTACGCGCCGCGACAGCACAAGCTGCATCGAACATTTTGAGAGGATTACCATAATGAGCGGTTGGCAAATTGATACCCGCGATATTCCGCGTGTTCCCGACTTCGCCACAGCTGAGCGTCTGTGGAATGAGGCCAAACCTTGGCGCAACGAGCTCTCCTCCTGGCGTCAGCTGGCTGAACGCCGGGCTACTCACAAACGCGTCGTTCGTATCAACGATGGCGCCGGGTACCAGCTGGTGCTGTATTCAACACCTGTCGTCACATATTACAAAGACGGACGGGTTGATCTGCGAACCTACGATACCAACAGCACGCAGCAGCTTGCTTGGCGGGTACGTCCTGAAGGCACCGGCGTGCATTCAGTTAGCGGTAGGATGTACTGGGGGTTCAATAGCCCTGACGGTCCAAAGTATGTGCGCGAAGGAAGAGGTCCGTTATGTCTCGACCCAGCCGGACCAGGGCAGTACCGTTTATCTACTGCACCGGCTGAAGATTTCGAGTGGGGGCTCGATAGAAAAAAAGCCGCTGAAACGCGCAAAAAGTTCAGCCATTACAAACGCTGGTACGACGTCACCATGCGCCTACACGGCCAACAAGTTCGGCTGACTGATGCTCGGAGTGCGGTCCAAGAAATCCTACTCGACCCAGAAAACCCAGAACGCTACCAACTGAATTTCGGCCCGCCTCAACGCCTCTATTCAACTGCATACGAGCGCACCGGTGCTAGGTACCGAGTGCCAGCCCCTATCGACAGATTACCCAGGAAACAGAAATGAAGAACCAAGCTGTAGCTGACCAACTTACCCGTGCGCGTACAGCGCTTGTCCTTGACCAGCCGTTTGTCGGTGTGCTGGCGTTGCGCCTACGGCTCGTGGAAGAACCAGGCATCCCTACTGCGGCGGTCGATGGTAAGCGCATGGCCTACAACCCAGACTTTATTGCCAAACTCTCACCGGGTGAGACAAAGACGCTCCTGGCTCATGAAATTTTCCACTGCGTCTATGACCATATCGGCCGGCGTGGCGCACGCAACCCACGTAAGTACAACCAGGCTGGAGACTATGTCATTAATGCAACGCTCAAGGATGCTGGCTTTGACGAGATCAAAGGCTGGCTTTACAACCCCGCATACGCCGGTATGTCTTCAGACGAGGTGTATAACCTGTTGCCTGATGGTGACGGGCCGGAGGACGATCCACTCGACAATTGTGAAGACGGCGACGGAGAGTCCACTGAAGTAAACGCCACCGACTGGAAAGTAGCTACGATCCAGGCAGCCGAAGCAGCTCGTGCGATGGGCAAGCTGCCTGCCAGTATGGCTCGGTTCGTTGAGGAACTGACAGCTAGCAAAGTCGATTGGAAGGCAGTGTTGCAGCGTTTCGTGTCAGAGACCAGCAAGAACGACTACAGCTGGATGCGCCCGAACCGTCGGTTTATCGCTCAGGGCATGATGCTGCCCACTCTATATAGTGAGAGCATGGGCGAGATCGTGGTGGCTATTGACACATCGGGCTCGATTAATCAGCCCACGCTCAACGCGTTCGGTAGTGAGATCAAGGCCATCGTGCAGAGCGTGCGGCCACAAAAGACTACGATCATTTACTGCGACGCTGCGGTCAACCACATCGATGAATTTGGTCCGAACGACGAGCTTCACTTTGAGATGCACGGCGGTGGCGGTACGGCATTCGAGCCGGTTTACGAGCGCGTAACTGAGGATGGGATCAAACCGGTATGCCTCGTGTACTTGACTGACCTTTATGGCCCGCTGAACTTCGCTGCACCTGAATACCCCGTGCTCTGGTGCTGCACGACGGATCAGGTTGCTCCGTTCGGAGAGACTGTGCGGTTAGAGCTGTGAAGTTCGAGATTCTTCAGTCAAACGATCGGCACTATTTGTTTATCCTCGATCGACTTGGCGGCGAGTTTATCCGGAGCCAAGCGTACAACTACCGAGGGTGGCAATTTCAATATGCTTTTGCCGCTTGGCCAAAGATGACTAGCGCAGAGAACTTCGAAATACGCACAGCGATCCGTGAAATGGTCACGGTGCTAGATGTCACAGACAGGATTCTGAAATGAAGTTCCACATTAGAGAAGGCGCGAAACTCGTATTCCCAAAACAAGTCTCCTATGAAAACGAAGATGTTCGCATCATCATAGGGGAGATAAGTATCTGGAAAGACCTTTGGGAATTTCGCCACACCGTGTCAACAGCTTTGCTTAAAGATTCAGCAATAGCAGAGCTGAAATTATTCATACGACCATACATCGACGATCTCAATGTAGTGATCAAAGTCACTGCCAGGCTACAAGGATAAACCATGGGCTACTACTCAGAAGTTGCGTTCGCTATTCGCGGCAAAAAAGAGCATGTCATCCCAACGATCATCACGTACCGGAACAAAGGGAAACTTGAATACGACGCGCTCAACGAATGCACGTATAGCGAGCATGAAGGCGTCGTCACTATTCTGTTTCACGCAGAAAGTATCAAATGGTACAGAGACTTTGAATATATAAAAGCGCTCATTGATCTGTATGCACTTTTCGAAGATATTGACGATGACCCCGAGCGTGATGAAGAATTCGAAGGCCGGTTCATTCGAATCGGTGAAGAAACCGACGATGCTGTTGAGCGTGAATTCGGTGCTGAGCCTTGGGACATGCTGAGTTATTCCCGTCTGATCGACGTCAACGTCAGCAATACACCTGCAGATACTCTGGAGAAATTATGTGCGACACCGACGTTACCTACAAATTCTCCGAGCTAAGCGAGAAAGCTAAGGACAAAGCTCGTGACGAGTATCGGTCAGGCGATTATCCTGGCTACGACTGGTGGGATAACGTCTATGAGGACGCTGTTCACTGTGCTGCACTGATGGGCATCACCATCAGTTCGACGACACATCAGTCGCAGCGTGACCCTGAGCGTACCTGGACAGAACCAGACATCGGCTTCTCGGGGTTCGGGTGCCAAAGCAGCGGCGCTAGTTTCGAGGGCAGCTACCGGATTGAGCCGGACGCGGTGCAGAAGGTCACTTCTGAGACCAACGACGAAGAGTTAATCCGTATCGCCACCGAACTCAGCGTGTTGCAGATCACGCGTCGGCTGCACGGGTTTGCACCATTTCAGGCGACGATCTCAGAGAGAGGGAACTACTACCGCATGGACGTCGAAGTCCATTTCGAGGAAGAAGATGAAGACCCTATCAACGAAATCGAAGCAGACGTTAGGCAGCTCATGCAGGACTTTGCCGGTTGGATTTACGAGCAGCTCGAGACTGAACACAACTACCTATGTTCGGACGAATACATCGATGAGTACTTAAATGACTCGGATGATGAGTACGACGAGTTTGGTTCTAAAATCTAAGCTCTAACAAAGAAAGCACTACGATGGCTAACTCATGGTCGTTCTCCAAACTCGGCGATTTCCAAAAGTGTAAAAAATACTTCTGGCTCAAACATGAGCAGAAGGTACAGGAGCCAGAACGTGAACTACGCCCCGGACAAACTGAACATGCGAATGATCGTGGGTCTCGTGTTCATGATAGTTGTGAGCAGTACGTTCGCGGAAACATCGACGAGCTTGCACCTGAAGCAGATAAACACTTCGGCACCCATATCGACCTCCTACGAACTTTGTATGCCGAAGGGATGGTTAGTCTGGAAGGTGAATGGGGGATGGACGAAAATTGGGAAACCGTCGAATGGAACAAGGCATGGCTCCGACTCAAACTCGACGCGCTGGTGCATCTGTCTCCTACAGAGGCCATAGTCATCGACTACAAGACCGGATCGAAGTGGGGCAACGAAGTCAAACACGCCCAACAGCTTCAGCTTTATGCGCTTGTGACATTCCTTCGCTTCCCAATGCTTGAAACTGTACAGGCAGACTTGTGGTACCTGGATAAGAACGAGACTACTTCCCAAGTGTTTGAACGTACCCAAGCACTGAGGTTTAAGCGCAGCTTCGATAAGCAAGGGCGCGACATTGTGAGCTGCACGCAATGGCCGGCCAACCCAAACAAATTTTCCTGTCAGTGGTGTCTATATGGACCTGAACATTCAGGCCATTGCGACGTCGGTGTCAGGAAAGCATAGACGACTGACCCCTGAAGGTAGAGGGGGGTTCACGGCTTGCGATGAGCGGGGTGCGTCCCGACCGCAAGCGGGGAAGACGAGCTACCTAAATTCGGACCTCATCGTCAGCCCCCTTTCCTAGCCCGCCCCAGCCGGGTAACGCACACGCTGGGACCCCTATACCTAACTTCGACGCACTATGACCAAACCTTTTGCGCATCAAAATGTCAGCATCGCCCATAACAGATCAACTCCAATCGTATTCGACTGTTCTGACCCTGGAACAGGAAAGACGTTTGTCCGAATCGCTGGATTCGCTGCACGCAGAGCTAATGGAGGAGGGGCTATTCTCGTCCTCGCGCCGCGCTCTTTGCTACGGTCTGTATGGGTCAATGACATTAAAAAATTTGCCCCCGAGCTCACCACCTCTGTCGCTGACGCAAATAATCGAGCAGAAGCGTTCGGAGTTGTGGCCGATGTCTACATCACCAACGTCGACGCCGTCAAATGGCTCGCCGAACAAAAGCCCACCTTCTTTAAGAAGTTCTCCGAGCTCGTTATTGACGAATCAACAGCTTTTAAGCATCACGCGAGCTTACGGTCAAAAGCCTTAGCCAAGATCACCGACCACTTCCGCTATCGCTGCTGCATGACGGGCACGCCAAATAGCAACTCCATCACAGACATCTGGCATCAGGTCTATGTGCTGGACGGTGGCAAACGTCTGGGCAACAGCTTCTACCGCTTCCGCGATGCAACCTGCACACCAAAGCAGGTAGGGTTTAATGCTCAGGCCATCAAATGGACAGATAAAGAGGGCTCGGAAGAAGCTGTATTCAGCTTGCTCTCGGACATAGTGGTTCGCCACAAGTTTGAGGACTGCGTTGACATTCCAGCCAATCACATTTACAGCATCGACTACGACCTAACATCGAAGCAGATGCGTGCCTACCTGGAGCTCGAACAGACCCAGATGATGACGCTGCGCGGGAAAGCACCGGCGATCCTCGCCATTAACGCGGCTGCCGTGGCGACCAAGCTGCTTCAGGTGTCCTCCGGCGCGGTGTACGACGGCATGGGCGGTTACCAGGTGGTCGATAACGCCCGGTACGAGATGGTGCTCGACCTGGTTGAGCAGCGCAAGCACAGTCTGGTGTTCTTTCTCTGGACTCACCAGCGCGACGCATTGGTCAAAGAAGCTGAAAAGCGCGGACTGACGTTCGCAGTCATCGATGGACACACAACAGACAAGGAGCGAGAGTCGATCGTCAACGCATACCAGGCAGGAGCGTATCAGACGATCTTCGCCCACCCGAAATCAGCGGCCCATGGGTTAACGCTGACGAGGGGCACGGCCACGATCTGGGCATCGCCGACCTACGACCTTGAGGTGTTCAAACAGGGATCGAAGCGTCAGCACCGGATCGGTCAAACGCAAAAGACCGAGACCATCATGATCATTGCTCGCGGGACCATCGAAGAGAAGGTCCACGACATGCTGATGGACAAGGACAAACGGATGACGAATCTGCTCGAACTTTTTGGAACCCTGACGCCGGTGGAAGCACCGAAGGCGAAGAAAAAGAAAGCACTTGAAACAGCATGAACAAACCTACTCACTACTTTGACCGGCCTGAAATCCCTCAGCACAAAGTTGACTGGGCCCGCCTGGTCAGCTTGGATTTTGAAACGTACTACGACACTGACTACACCCTCACCAAGCTCAGCACTTCCGAGTATGTCCGCGACCCGCGCTTCAAAGCGCAAATGATGGGCATCAAAATCGGCAATGGAAAAACAAGGATCATCCCTCATGCACGCATCAAAACTGAACTGGCCAAGATCAATTGGGCGACACACAGTCTCCTCTGCCATAACACGCAGTTTGATGGTTTCATCCTTTCTCACCATTTTGATGTCCATCCAGCCTTCCTCTACGATACCCTCAGCATGGCTCGTGGGCTCCATAGTAATGACATTGGTGCTGGCCTTGACGAAGTTTCTATTTTCTATGGTGGGCACGGCAAGCTCGAAGGACTCGAAGCCACCAAAGGCGTTCTGAAATGGGGCAAGGAGCTGTTTGACGCGACAGCGGTGTACTGCGCTAATGACGTCGATGAGATGCTGCGCGTCTTTAAGCTCATGCTGCCAAAGATGCCCGACGATGAGATACATCTGATCGACCTGACCTGCCGGATGTTCTGCTCGCCGGTGCTCAAGGTTGACATCCCCCGTGTCGAGAAAGAGCTTGAACGTGAGCTGACACGGCGCGAAGCGCTGATGTATGCAGCAGCCGATCCCGCTGAGTACGACGTGGGTGGTGCGAAATACGACCCCGCCGAGTTCAAGACGATCCTGAAGACGAAGGCCGAACGTGCGCTCGAAGGCAAGGAGCGTGATCTGCTGATCATCAAACGCATCATCGGCAGCAACGAGAAGTTCGCTGCGCTGTTGGAAGCCGAGGGCGTCGAGGTACCGATGAAGATTTCACCTGCCTGGATGAAGCTCGACAAAGAAGAACGTGAAACAGAGGAAGGACTGAAGAAAAAGTACACCCACGCGTTTGCTAAAGACGACGCTAAGTTCACTGAGCTGCCTAACATGGTCGAAGAGTGGGACTACGACCTGAATAATCCGGACGGTGTGAAAGCCATGGTAGCCAAGCAAGAACGGCTACAGGCGCTGGTCGATGTGCGCATCGCCACGAAGTCCACGACGAACGTCACCCGGGCTGAGCGGTTCCTGACCGCTGGTGCCAACGGGATGAGCCTGCCGGTGGGCTACGCCTACTATCGGGCCCACACCGGGCGCTGGGGCGGGCAGAACAAGATGAACATGCAGAACCTGACACGTGGCGGCGAACTGCGGCTGTCGATCCTGGCACCGAAAGGTCACAGGATCGCAGTCCAGGACAGCGGCCAAATCGAATGTCGGGTCAACGGCTGGCTGTGGGGCCAGGATGACTTAATGGATGCGTTCCGCGATGCTGACCGAGGTATTGGCCAGGATGCGTACTGCGATTTTGCTGATTTGATCTACGGCAGAGAAATCACGAAGGCCGACAAGACCGAGCGCTTCGTCGGTAAGGTATGCGTTCTGGGCCTCGGGTTCCAAATGGGCGCACCCAAGCTGCAGATTACATTTGCCAAGGGTGCGCTCGGTGGTCCGCCGGTGTACTTCGAACTCGATAAGTGTAAGGAGATCGTCAACACATACCGCATGAAGAACGATCGCATTCGCGCTGGATGGAGTATTTGTGATCAGATCATCAGCGATATGGCCGTCGGACGCCAAGGCAGCTACGGTCCCTTGAACTGGGAAGCGAACATGATCTGGCTGCCCAACGGCATGGCCCTGAAATACCCAGACCTGAGAAAAGTTAAAAATGATAAGGGCTGGGATGAGTGGAGCTATCAATCCAAGGATATGCGCAAGAAGATTTATGGCGGCCTGCTCACGGAGAACATCGTGCAGGCCCTGGCGCGGATCATCGTAGGCTGGCAGATGCTGCAGATCAGCCGCAAATATCGCGTCGTGATGACGACACACGACGAGGTCATTGCGATGCCGAAAGCAGCACAGGCTGATGCCTGCCTGAAGTACATGGCCAAGTGGATGTCCACAGCACCTTGGTGGTGTTCAGATACTCCCCTCAATTGCGAGGGTGGCGCAGATGTCAACTATTCCAAATAATTTCATATGGACTGGAACAGGACTCATGATGATCGTTGCGCACGCTGACACTCTCAAGCCCTCTGACTTCAGCATACGTCGGGATGGTGACAACACATGGGTGTTTTATCACTACAGCCGTAAATCACCCGTCGCACTATTCCGAGGCGAAAACGCCACCCAAGCTCTTCGGGCTCTAAAGGTAGCCCTTGTTACGCACCGACTTTCGTCATAGATTCTTTGACGTTTCGTCTAAGAATCTATAATCTATGTTAGACTATCAACCACTGAAAGGCACTACATGTCAGAAGTTCTCGACAAACCACGCTCGCGTACAGCCAAAGCTGCTGCGCCTGCACCACTCACCATCGGTGCAGCCACAGACAAGATGTGGAAGCTACGCGAAGAGAAACGAGCCCTTGAAGCTCAGATCAAGGTCATTGAGACCAGCATGAAGGAGCTCGAAGGCACCGTCTTTGGGCTGCTCGATGCGCAGGACACACGTAAGGCGGAAGGCAAATCTGCCTCAGTGTCGATCACCGAATCAGTTGTCGCAAATGTCGAGAACTGGGACGCTCTCTGGCCTTGGATTTCCAAGACAAAAAATTTCCACCTCATCCAGAAACGGGTCTCTGATCCGGGTATGCGTGAGCTCTGGGCGCTTGGTAAAGTCGTTCCCGGCGTCCAATCATTCACCAAACGCACCTTGGCACTTCGCTCACTTTAACTTCTACGTTCTAAGAAAGACCAACATGGCCGCTAAACCCAAATCCACTTCCACCGCCGTCGCTATCAAGCCTGCTACGAACCTTGTTTCTATCCAGGAGGCCATGAAGGCTGAACTGGCAGGCTTGGCAAGTCGTACTGACGGTTCCCCCAAGAAAATCAAGTATGAGGGCGACAAATTCACTTTGCCCTCCGGCGCAATGTTCCAAGCTCCGATGCGTGCAGTCGTTGTTGACTTCAACACTCAGCACACTCTGTTTGAAGGCTCATATGTGAAGGGCCAAGTCAGCCCGATCATCTGCGCAGCGCTGGGCGATAACCCGAAGGATATGAAGCCCTACGATTCGATCGCTGAGCCGCAGAGCGGTGCTTGCACAGGCTGCTGGGCCAACGAATTTGAATCCGCCTCGCAGGGCAAAGGCAAGGCGTGTAAGCAAGTGCGTACCATGGCCCTGCTGGTCGAAGATGCACAAGGTGTCATCGACCCCAACGGCCCGCTGTACTTGATGCAGACCAACGTGACTGCCAACAAGGTGTTCGACGCCTTCGTCAAGACGGCAGCAGCAGTGTTCCAGATGCCGCCTGTCGGTGTCGTGGTCGAGCTCGGTATCGCAGCTGAGGCGAAGTGGGACTATGTGACCTACAACAATCCGCAGCTCAATGACGACCTGGCTGCCTGCTATGCGCGTAAAGCTGAAGCTCGCGCCATGTTGGCTGAAGAGACCACTGTGTCGCCTCCGAAGCCAGTCGAGGAAAAGAAGGCTGCTCGTGGTAAGCCGGTGACGGCTCGGCGATAAATAAACAAAGAAACTCCCCCTTTTGGGGGATGTTCTAACCACTAAGTTAGCTCTAACATGTCAGTAAGCAAGTACCGCGTTGCTCTCGCACTCTCTTCATTCAAGCAGCTCAACGTGGTCTTGCCCCAACTGAATGAAGCAGAAGTAATGGCAGCTCTCGAGCTTGAGAGCTCCACACGGCGTCGTCGGTCCGTCATTGATCGGCTTATCTCTAGGGCAGTTCGGCTCAACGAGATTTCTTTTAACCAAAGCCTACAGGAGAAATACTATGGCACGTCCAGCAAAAGCACCCAAGACCATGACCCCCGCTGAAAAGAAAGCCGCTATGGCCGACTTGAAAGCAGCCATGGCTGACCATAACGCAAACATCAAGAGCATCAGCGCGGCGCTGAAGGAGTCTGAGAAGGCTTTGGCGTCAGCGAAGAAAAGCGCTGACGCAGAGATCAAGGCGGCGGAAAAAGCTGCTGAAGCTACGCGTAAAGCGGCATCAGCGGCTCTTGCTGCGGTTGAGAAGGCTCATGCTGCTGCTGTAGCGAAAGCTTCCAAGCGTCAAGAGGCTGCGATCAATGGCACCGAAAAGCTCGAGATGAAGCGTGCCGCACTCGAGGCGATCGCTACTGCGAAAGCCGAACCAGCTACTGTTTAAGAGGATTTTATGAAACACATCATGATCGACTGCGAAACCTTGGCCACATCGGCTGACGCCTGTATTATGAGTATTGGCGCTGTCCGGTTTGACCTGGATTCGAGCGCTGTTGATGATCTCGGTTTTTATGCCAGTGTGTCTATTGAGAGCAATCTGGAGCTCAAACGGCGGATCAGCGAGCAAACACTGATCTGGTGGATGAAACAAGGCTCCGTAGCACAGGGTGTGTTTCATGAAGCCAAACAGACCCTGCGCACGGCCCTCCAAGGTCTAGTCGATTGGATCGGCGAAGGTGAGTACATGGTATGGAGTAACGGGGCAGATTTCGATCTGCCGATGATCACTCACGCCTTTACTCAGCTCGGTATGGACATCCCGTGGATTTACTGGAACAGCCGCTGTTTCAGAACCTACAAAAACCTGCCGGGTGCGAAGACCATCAGGGTTCCGTTCGAGGGTACTAAGCACAACGCACTTTTCGATGCAGTTCACCAGGCGAAGACAGCACAGGCTATCCAGGCCGCGCTGTTCCCACCGGTGAACGCCAAAACGAAAGAAAAAGTATGAGCGACCGTGATCTATTCATCGCCATGGTGCTCGCCGCCATGAGCGCTGGCAACCCCAACCCCATAGCAGCTGCAGATAGCGCACTACGGGAATTCAAGATTCAAGACAGGAAAGGAAACATCCCCAATGAGTAACATCGACAACACATTGGCCGAGCGCGGCAGCCGCTACGGCGATTTTGAAGGCCACGCTGCCATTACCCAGGGCATCAAAGAGGCGATGAGTTGGGGGGACAATTGGGATACGCTTGACGACAACATGAAGGAGGCGCTGGAGATGGTGGCCCATAAGATTGGCCGTATTCTCAATGGTGACCCTAACTACGTTGACTCATGGACCGACATCATCGGTTACGTGCGGCTGGTGGAGAAGCAGCTGCTTGGTGAGCAGGCCACGCCTGAGCCTGAGAAAACAGCCACCTCCCCGGCTGAGGTGATTCAAGCTCTGGCTGTGCTGATTAAAGCCGGCGTGATCGTCAATACTGACGATGAGCAAACAACCTGAGAACGTCTTCATCGCTTCAGTTCACCGGCATCTGCCGGTCGAACTGTATCGAATGAAGAACCACAATGCCTACAACGGGGGCATCCCCGATGTTTGGTATTCAGGCAAGAAAGACCTTTGGGTCGAGTACAAATTCGTCGTTCTGCCCGTGCGTGACGACACGAACGTGAAGATCAATCTGTCCGAACTTCAGAAACAGTGGCTAAGGTCGCGGTACGCTGAAGGTCGGCAGGTTGCCGTCATTGTCGGATGTAAACAGGGCGGTGTAATGTTTGATGGGTACAGTTGGGACTATGATTATTGTGCTTCCGATTTCAGAAAGCTCGTGATTACGCGACAACAACTTGCAGAGAAGATAGTTGAATGCGTCGCGTAAGCACGCATTCCTATATTCTCTCGAGGTAAATTATGCGCAACAGCGAAACGGGACTCGTCCCCGCACTAGAGACGGCACTTAGGGCCGCGAGCCAACCACTTGACGCCCAGACCCTATTTGACATGGCTGAGATCAGGGAGCATGCTGCTTCATCATCCCGCGTTTCGGATTATCTGGGAAACCTCTGGCGACGTGGTCTTGTCGTGCGGTTGCCCGCACCTGATCTGGGCAAAGGCAAACCACGGTGGATGTACGAGTGGAAAGGCCAGAAAGGTGCCAAGTACCTTGATGCCGTCGAGTACGTGCCCAAGGTCCTGGCCGATCGTCCGTCAGTTCTGATAACCGAGGATGGCAACGTCATCACGTTAGAGTTCCCAAACCTGATCATCCAAGTCAGACAGAAAATCACCAAATAAAACGCGGCCCGGAGACGGGCCTTTTTACGCGCTATGAATCGACGATCTAAATACGTTTTACTGACAGATTTAGAAACAGCCCAGGCCGCTGCACAGGGGTGGGGGCTGCACCATGTGTTCGACGGAACATCATGGAAGGTCATGATTCTGGGTAACCCTAGCGCCGAAAAAGCGGGGGCGTTTGTCATGAGCCAAGCCCGCACAGGCAACGGGCTGGCTATCAAAGCACTGCAGCTGATTGCTGCGAACAAAGGAAATTGAAATGGTTCAGAAAACTATCCCTGTCGACATCGACTTTTTTCAAAGCTTGATTGAGTTCGTAGTCGACTTTGCCGACGTGTTCGAGCAAGGAGATGCAGGACGAATGGAGCGTTCTGAAGACCTAACCGCCCTATGGGCCGGTAATGACGAACTTATTTTGTTTTGCCGAGAAGCAAAGGACCAGATGAAATGAGTCTCTTCAAACCGACCCTCGCGGTCAATGCTGAGTTCAGCAAGATCAAGTACCCGGTGTACGCATCGCCTAAGTTAGATGGCATCAGATGCAGCATCGTGGACGGCAAGGCTTTGAGCCGCACGCTCAAGCCGATCCCGAACAAGCATATCTATGAACAGCTCAGTCGGGATAAATTGAACGGCCTTGACGGCGAGCTGATCGTAGGCTCACCCACCAGCCCCTGCTGTTACAACGAATCGGTGTCCAACGTGATGGCCTTCGACAAGGTGCCGGACTATACGTACTACGTGTTTGACCACCACGGAGTGAGCGGTTCATTTGCACGTCGTTTTCAAGAGTTGCTTGCTTCTCCAGGCCAGTGGAATAAGTTCCCCCAAATCTGTCTGCTGGAGCAGAACCTGCTGGCTGACGAAGACAGCATGCTGGCCTACGAAGCTGCCAAGGTCGAAGAAGGCTATGAGGGCATCATCCTGCGCTCGCCGGACGCACCCTACAAGTTCGGACGCAGCACCGTGAAGGAGGGCTATTTGCTCAAAGTCAAGCGCTTCCTTGACAGCGAGGCCGAGATCATCGGTTTTGAAGAGGAGATGGAGAACACAAATGAAGCCAAAACCAACGAACTCGGTCGTACCAAGCGGTCCACAGCTCAAGCAGGATTGGTCGGTAAGGGGACATTGGGTGCGTTCCGCGTCAGGGACGTGGTCTCAGGTATTGATTTCTCGGTCGGTACCGGTCTCACAGCCCTCCAGCGCGGAGTCTTCTGGCAGCGCCAAGACGAGTACCTCGGAAAATTCTTGAAGTACAAATACTTTCCCGTAGGCGTCAAGGTGGCCCCGCGCCATCCGGTGTTCCTGGGGTTCAGAGATGCGAGGGATATGTGATGGACCAAATCGATGTACTCAACCACGGTTACGTCCGGCTCGTGGACAACATGGGGTCAGACCTATCCATTGCCCGTTCTGCACGGGTTTCGTATGACGCCGATTGGCGCGGTGGTGACGACGTCAAGCTCATTGGCTACCTCGTCAAGAACCGACACACGAGCCCCTTTGAGTCTGTTGTATTTACCTTTGAGGTACAGGCACCTATCTTCGTGTTCCGCCAGTGGCACAGGCACCGCACCTGGAGCTTCAACGAGGTGAGTGCTCGGTACACCGAACTGCCGGAGCTGTTCTACATCCCAGAAGTGAGCCAGATCACGACGCAGAGCAAGTCCAACAAGCAGATGCGCACCGATGAGATTCACCCAGAGGCTGAGCACATCCAAGATGACATCTCCGGGATGTGCCGACATGCGTTCAACATGTACCGCAAGCTGCTGCAGAGCGGCTGTCCCCGCGAGTTGGCCAGAGGCGTGCTGCCGGTGAACACCTTCAGCCGGATGTTCGCCACGGTGGACTTGCACAACTTGCTGCATTTCCTGAACCTGCGGCTGCACGAGCATGCGCAGTACGAGATCAGGGTCTATGCCCAAGCCATGCTGGAGCTGATCACGCCCATCGTGCCGAACACCGTGGCTGCATGGGAAGCACATCGGTGAGATCGCTGCGCATCCTCAATCTTGTGGAGGCAGCGGCGCTGCTGCGCGTCCATAAGACTACCTTGGCAGATCGTGCCAAGTCGGGCCTTGTGCCCGCGGCAAAGGTCGGGCGTGCCTGGACCTTCATCGAAGATGACCTCATTGCTTACCTTCGGGAGCAATACTCATGTCCCTCTACAAGCAAAAAGGTTCCGACGTCTGGCACGTCCGCTTCAAGTTCCAAGGCGAGCCCATACGTCGATCAACTGGCCACTATGATCGCCAAGCGGCGCAGCGCTTTGAGGATGAACTCAAGGCAGAGCTCTGGAAGCGTCCAGCCGCACTGAAGGGGAAGACCTGGGGCAAGGCTGTCATGGCGTGGGTCGAAGCAGAGACCCGCTCTGACTCAGACCTACTCAGCCTTGCCAAGTTCGGGGCGCACTTCCCAGACCGTCTGTTGTCGGACGTCACACCTGAAGCTGTGGACAAAGCACTGTCAAAGTTCTGCAGCACATCAGCGACGTACACCCGCTACCGCACACGCATCGCAGCGATCTTGAAGCTCGCCGGCATGCAGATTAAATTGATGCAGCGTAAAGCCAAGAGCGAGAAGCCTCGTGACTGGCTGACCCACGAACAGTGGGACGCGCTGCGCAAAGAGTTGCCACCCCACATGTTGGCTATGGCCACATTTGCCGTCACGACTGGACTTCGCCAGGCCAATGTGTTGGGGTTGCAATGGTCACGTGTTGACCTCGATCGAAAAATCGTGTGGGTTGAAGCGACAGACATGAAAGCAAACAAACCTATCGCAGTACCATTATCAATAGAGGCAATCAATGTACTCAAGACCATACAAGGCCAGCACCATGAGTTCTGTTTTACGTACCGAGGCAAGCCGGTCAAGGAGATCAAGACCGCTTTCATGGCAGCGTGCCGTCGGGCCGAGTGCCCAGATTTCACATGGCATGGGCTCAGGCATACCTGGGCCACGTGGCACGTTCAAAACGGGACGCCCCTAGACGTGCTGCAGAAGCTGGGTGGGTGGTCTGACTTGAGGATGGTCATGAGGTACAGCCACCACTCTGCGGGGTACTTGGCACAATATGCTGACAACACTATGCCACCCTGACTATGCTTAGCCACCCCAATCTAATTATCTCTAACCCAATTTCTCAAGGAGACCTTCGATGAAGCGATAGAAACCAAAAAGCCCCGTTTCCTTTGGAGAAACGAGGCGATTGATTGGTAGGCGCGATTGGACTCGAACCAACGACCCCCACCATGTCAAGGCCGCTCGCTCCCCATTGGAACCCAGCAAGCATGCGGGTCTCGCCGGGACTATGTCCCCAGCGCTATGCACCCACCCATTTTCATTCGACCTTAGAAGGATTCCACCATGGTGATTTACAAGACTCTCGGCGTACCAGCCGCTTCATCCACAGTAACGAGCGTGAGTTGGCAGGCCAGCCAAACCGAGGCCAGCAAGAAACGTGCGGCGCTCAAAAGGGATGGGTTCAAAGCCACGTCGGAGACTGTTAACATCCCGACCGCGAAAGGTCCGCTCATTGAGTGGCTGAACGAGCACGTCACGAACTAATTTGAGGATGAGCACTATGATGAATTTTATTCTTGGCACCATTATGTTTGCTGTCAACCTGGTCGTGGGACTCATCATCTTTTTGTTCGGCATCATCTGGATACCACTTGTGTCCTGCACTCGGTTTGCAGACATCCTCTTCCGCAAGCTGATCGGGGCTGACCCACCAAAATGAAAACTAACTTCCTACTTGGTCAACTCATGCTGACTGAGCCTGCACGGATGGTACTCAAGCGCCAACCGTTCGATCTAATCGCTCGGCACGCGATCAACGAGCACGGACTCATCACTCAGGAGGAACGCGAATCAAACGAACGTAGCATGCTGACTCGGGGCCAAATCATCTCACCGTACAAGGTCGACCCGACCAATCCAAAGTCCCGCACAGTCGTCGTACTCACGTCGAACCTCTGGGACCAAACTACCGTCGCGCTCGAAAAATAACCACCAGCCGGCGATCTGCCGGCTTTCTCACTGGGTGGTACGGGTATGGGGTACGGGGAGAGGGTAATCACCTGTAATAAGCGTGTGGCAAAAGTCACTCTCCGGCCTCTCTATCCCTACTTATTACTTTTATTACTTATTACTCTTCT